CTCATTTCCTTACTCCACTCTATTGAGGACAAAGATACGCTAGTATCTCGCTCAAAGGCATAGACATCGATTAACTCCCTCATAGCGCTTGGAACGCTAAGAATGTAAGAGTAAATCACCAACTCAGGTGTTAAACCACCTTCGTAATTCCTTTTCTTTTCTGGATAGGCAAGGTGAGATATTATCTCCCCAGCACAACGCCAAGCGCCATCGACTTTCCAGAATCGAGAAAGGTATTCCGGCTCCGTTTCGTAGGTCCCAAAATTTGACTTATCTGTGTTAACCTTAACACCAAAGTTATGTACAATATAGGAGCCAATTGACGCAACAAGCTGCTCGTCCACTTTAGAATAAGTGAATATCAAGTTGTCGTCACCCATAATGTTGTACTTTGCTGTCATGCCTAAGTAACTTAACCATGTCTCCGTGATGATTTCGTTACAAATGCAGTTAATCACAGTAGTGAAAGCGGAACCACTAACATTACCGTGGTCAAAGTGATGCAAGCCTTCTCCGGTGAACACATTCTTATGAATGAAATCACTTTCAAGCACGCTCAACAATTCTTCATCGAATCGGTCAAACGCAGCTCTAATGACTTTAAAGGCATCGTGAATTAACCAGGCGGGTATAGTGGAGTCATACTTAGAGTAGTCGAGTGAAATAAAGTTCATCCTTCTAATCCTTGCATCGTTAACCCACCTACTAATCCAATAGTCATCCTTCCCTACGGCTGTGAACTCGTAAGTTTTCATGTACTCAGTTAACGGAGCGACGAATCTCCTCCCTGAGGCCACAGAATAAAGGTCATCAATAAAGACAAGCCTCTTCTTGGACTTCCATGTATTAGTACGATTGCCACCTAAATCATAGGCGCCACTTCCCTGCGTTCTGAACCAACAAACTATCGGAGTCTGGAAGGACCCTTCAGTTCTAGCTTGAGATTCCTTTTCGAGAAGAGTATGGTAAATGTCACTTAAATAACACCTTTTCTTGGTTCCAGCATCGTTCATTATGCCGGTCCACCCCGCGGAGGTGCTCCAATCTGTGACGGCTTCATAAATATCCTTATCGCAAGAATATTCAATCATCCTTAGATGTGCATTCGAGAATCTCGATTGCACTTTGCGCAATGCGGACTGATAATGTCGGTTCCATTGAAAACTAGTCTTGTCCGGTGCTTCGAACGATTCAACCTGAGCTCTCACGTCTGAATACTTTCCTTTAGAACGAGCAAACAGTTCACCTTCATCATTTGTTAAATCCTTAAGATATTCAAGTTCACTTCGGATTTTGTCAGGCTCCTTAGCGTATTTGATTAAGAATTCA